GAATCAAACCAAGATGTATTTAATGAATACTTCGCGTGGGCACAAATTCTTAACTCTAAGGTTAGTATGATTAGTCAGGAAGAAACTAATGATAAATACGCTGAGTAATAATATAGCCATATAGCACCCTTAGACTCACCTCTAAAATGTATATGATATATTTTTTATTAATTATAATGTTATAAATTTGTAGAAGAATTATGAAGATGGAAATTTTTAATACAGATGAATTCTCTGATGAAGACTTTTTAGAGTATGATGAAAATTCACTGTTAGACGATGGGAAAGACCATGATGATGCAGACGACGAGGCCCCTAAGCCAAAGTCCGTTAAATCGCCTAAAAAAGACCAATTAGAGGACGATGAAGACGTGGACGAAACAAATGAAGATGACGATGATTCAAATGAACTAGAAGTATTGCTCCCCTCTGGAAAGAGCGTTAAAGCCGACAAAGATACTGATTTGAATTCTTCTACTCTCAGTCCAAAGTTTTTTTCTTCCTTAGTGCAAGCTCTCAAAGAGGGGGGTATTTTAGAAGATGTTGAAGATAAAGATATTAAATCACAAGAGGATTTCTTTAGTGTTTTAGAAGAGAGTATTAAAGCAAGAGAATTCGCTGACCTTGATGATACACAAAAAGAATACTTAGAGGCTCTTAGAGCTGGCATACCACACGAAGAGATTGCTGCACATCAAAGAAATATTGAAGCGTACAACTCAATTACAGAGGATGCTTTAACTGAAGAGTCCACAGATGGAGAAGAACTTCGGCGTACGATTATAATGAATAATTTTATCACAAAGGGCATTGCTGAAGCTAGGGCTAAAAAACTTGTAGATAAAATATTCGATGCTGGAGAAGATGTTAGTGAGGCAACAGAGGCTTTAACAGAGCTACAGACAGTTGAGAAAAAACAGTTTGAAGCTGACAAGCAGAATAGAATAGCTGCCAAGAAAGCCCAAGAGAAAGCCGATAAAGACGCTGTAGATAAACTTAATAAGATTGTTAAAGATACTAAGGAGTTGATTCCAGGAATGCAGATTCCACAGACTTTAAAGAATAACATCATTAAAGGATTAACTCAGCCAGTTGGATTTACTGAAGATAAACGACCTCTGGATATAATCTCAAAGTACTTATATGACAATCCAATTGATGGTAGATTTAAATTAGCGTATATTCTCTCTGTAACTGATGGCATGAAAAAGATGGATGTCTTAGAGAATAAGAAAGCCAAGCGTAATGCCTTTAAAGATTTAGAGAACGCTATGAGAACTAAAGACTCTGGAGGTCAGGTTGGATTCGACGAAGATGATGAAGACACCAGATGGAACATGGACGATATTAAATTTTTATAAAATAACTTGTTAGATATATGAAACTACAAAAATTTCAGATGTACGACGCAAAATACTTCAAGGGCTTGATCTCAGCAGAGAATCACCTCGGAGCTATCTTTCAGCGTCAGCCACAAAAAATTGGTGGCAATATGGTTCAATTGTTAGCCTATAACCGAGGCAAATCCCTCGAAGAAACATTATCACAATTCCCAACATTAGTACTGGAATCTGATGATGAATTCACATGGGAACTTATTGGATCATCTGCTCGTAACATTCAGCTTGTAGAAGCTCGTGTTGGTGCTAGTACAGTAACCGCTGCTACATTCAATGTAGGTGCTGCTGGTTCAAGTTTTAAATTAGTCTTTGGAGAGAACTGGTTCTCAGACGGCGATGTTATTGTCGGTGAAAAGAATGAAGTTTATCCATTACGTATTTTAGGCGAACCTTCATTTGAGGGAACCAATGCGGTGTATACGGTTGAGTTGATGGGAGTTAATCCTAATGGTATGCCTGGTGAAGAACTTGTTAGCGGCAAACGCTTCTCTAAAGAATTCTCTCCAGTAGAATCTGAAGGTTCACGTAAGGTTGGTGATTTGCATTTTGCATCTCCATTGGCTATGCGTAACGAATTCTCACATCTTCGTATTCAGCATAAAGTCTATGGCTCAATGCTTAAACGTAAAGTTGTGACTCCAATCCCAGTGGCTCCAGTAAATGGTGGCGCACCTAAGTTATTCCCAATGTGGATGCACTATGTGGATTATCAATTAGAAGCTGAATTCTCTGCTGATAAAAACCGTCTATTGATGTTTGCCAAGAGCAACCGTGACGAATGGGGTCAGTATCAGAATGTTGGTAAATCTGGTAACGTAATCAAACAGGGTGCTGGTATTCGTGAGCAAATGGAAGTTTCATACACTCACTACTACTCTACATTCAAACTGAAAGTTATTGAAGATGCTCTCTATCAATTGTCAGAATCAAAATTAGGTATGGACAACCGTACTTTCATTTTGAAGACTGGTGAACGTGGTGCTGCTCAATTCAATAAAGCTTGTCAAGAGATTGCTTCTGGATGGCATTCATTTGGTTATCTTGGTGGAAACGCTGCTAACCCAGCTATCATCACTAAAACTCAGAGTCCGTTGCATGACAACGCTCTTAGCTTTGGATATCAATTCACTGAATATAAAGCACCTAATGGTGTAGTTATTAAAGTTGAAGTTGACCCAATGTATGACGATAAAGTTCGTAACAAACAATATAAAGATGGCGATCCTTCTAAGGGTGTAGCTGAATCTTATCGTTACGATATTTTCTACGCAGGTAAACTTGATGGTGGTATGGGTGCTCCAAATATTCAGATCGTTAAGATCCGTGGATATGAAGGTGATTTCCGTGGGTATCAATCAGGGCCATTCGCAAACCCATTCACAGGAGCTGAAAATATTCAGTATGCTTCTACAGATGAGGATGCTGCAGTAGTTCACAAAAAAGCTGTTCTTGGCTGTATCGTTCGCGATCCGTCTCGTACTATTACTATTCTGCCATACGATTTGGCGTCTTGATAAAAATTACTAACTTTGCTGCGGGGGAGATTCAGTTCTCTCTCGTAACTTAGTTTTAATTTTAAATTGTTTTTATGGAAGAGAAAAATTATTTGCAGAACAAAAAAGTTACTGTAAAGTTTGTTGGACGAAGAGGAGGATTTAACAACCAACCAGGCCACGTATTAGAGGGTGGTAAAATGCAGGGTACTTACACTAGGTTTGGCCCACCAATGAATGCGACTGGAACGGTTAAAGATTTTTTAACAAAAGATGAATCGGTAGCTTTCTCTAAAATGTTAGGAGAAGACATATCATCATCAAACAAAGAGTACTGGGAGAATTTCGGTATATCCCTCACAAAAGAGGATATGACTCTAGATCTTTCAGATCCAATGCAGATGCTACAATATAAAGCACTTCATCATTACACGGCTAAGATTTGTACTAATCCAGCCGACCTTACAAAGAGGGCTACTTATCAGTGGTGTATTTATAATTCAGATGATGAGGTTACTACTAAGAAGACCGAACTTGATGGACAGCAGAAAGCTTACATTAACTTTGGTAGAGTTCAAAACAATAGAGATATTTTAGCTTATCTGTATCGAAACATTGAGGGAAGGATTATTAGCAGAGAGACTAGTCTTGTAGACGCTCAGACTAAGTTCTTAGAGATCCTCGGAAAGAAACATGCTAAGTTCAATTTGTTACTACAAGATCCACTGTTAGATGAGAAGGTAATTCTCAATACAGCTTTTGAGCTAGGGATCGTCTCAGAGAAATCTGGAGAGTTTTCAGATGTTAAGACTGGGAAGAAATTGTGTAACGAAGGTAAAGCAAACGAACAAACTGCTGCTGAATATCTAGCCAGTCCAATGAATCAAGACTTGCGCTTAGAGTTAGAAGCGAGAATTAAAATTGCCAAAGATTAACTATGACAACAACAGATTTTAGTGCTGAATTTGATTTACTTTATAATAACGCTTTAAGCAATAGCGCTCCTGAGATTAATTCATATGAGAAGAGTTTATTCTTAACTCAAGCTCAAGAAGAGATTATTAAGGATGCATATAGCGACAGAAAGAATAGGACGTTCTTTGAGTCATCTGAGATGATTAGGAGACGCTTAGATGAGTTATCTATTCCAAAAGTATCTCAATATAATGCAGCACTAAATTCTTCTTTATCTGGCCTTAAAATATCAAGTAACTCAAAGTTCTTTAAATTAGAAAATGACGTCTGGTATTTAACTTATGAAAGGATTAACACTTCAACTACTCAGCTATATATAGTGCCGACTGCATTAGACCAATATAGCATGAATGAAGGGAATCCATTTAAAGAGCCCAATAATAAAAAAGCTTGGCGTATTGATGTTAAGAATACCGCTACTTCAGACAAGGTTGTGGAGATCGTTACTACAGCAACGCCAACATCATATGTGTATAGATATTTAAAAGAGCCCACTCCAATAGTATTATCTAATTTTGATACTGAATTTCCTGGATATGGACTTTCAATTAATGGCGTCAACACTATCACTAATTGTGCTCTAAATAGTGAGGCTCATAGGATAATATTAAAAAGAGCTGTAGAATTAGCAACTATGGCATACAAAGAAAATACGCTAGGAAATAACATTCAATTAAATAATAGAAACAATTAAGTTTTAATTTAAAACTCTAGAATTATGTCAACATTTAGTACTCCCGTAAGGGATTTGTTTGTCACAACTGCCGTAGCCTCAGAAACTACAGCAGCTACTTTTATTGCAAGTGCCTCTGCTGGTGAAGTTGCAGTCTTAAAAAAAGATGGATCTGCAGTCGCAGCTTACGGAAGCGATGCTTATATTTTGTGGAAAGAAGGTAACGGTCGCCTGAGATCTTCTGATACAATTAAGGCTGGTCAGATTAAATCTGTAACCAAGTCTGATCCAGTAACAGTTGTTCCAGCATACTCATCTTTTGATGTATCTGTAACTAACGTTGCCGCTGGTGATGTTTATGAAGGGTTAGTTCGTATTCAGAATTACGGAAGCCAATCTGTATATGATGAATATCCAGCCCCATTCTTTCACACGTTCGCAGCTTCTGACGACGTTGATACCGTAACAGAAGGTTTGATTAAATCCTTGAGTTTTGAATTCAGCAAAGTTGAAGGTGCTTCTTCTAAGTATGTCAACTTTAAAACTGGTTACGTTGCTGTATATACTACTCAGGCTGCTGCTTTTGATGCTTCTGCTGCATTGGGCGCTAATGACATCGTTTGGATCATCGAAACCAATAAAGCTTACTTCAGTATTGATGGCAACAAGAACGGAACCTTCGCTCTTACATTCACCGAAAAGACTGACTGGTCTGCTGAGATCGCCGCTACTACTGCTGAATATTTAAATGGCAACCCTTGGTTTCATTTTATTAAGTTAGACGGAGCTACTCCTAAGATTTACATCATCGCCAAGAATCAGGCTATGTCTGACATGAAATTCCAAGGTTATGACATTGTATTCAAAGTTGGTATTCGCGTTCTTGACTCTGTTGATTTCAGCGAAAATTCAGTTATCACTGTAACTAACGTTGGTAAGGTTAATAGTCCAGGTGAAGGTAAAAATCTTCGCAGACTTGAAAACTTCACTAAAGGTCATACTGGAGATTTCTATCGTGGTATGGGTTATCCTAATAACTTCGAAGCTAGTTATAACGTAAGTACTGATGTTAACTATTATGTAGTTAATGTTGAGTTCTTCGAAACTATTCAAGACGTTAACACTCTGTCTGGACATCCATCACAGAAGCTGTTGCAAATTGCATGTGCAAACGTAACTGCAGCTAATGCTGTGTACGCTGTTCTATCTGCTCTGGCAACTCCAAGTTTGGATAGCTTATTTAATGTTACCGCAACTGGTGGAAACAATGGTGATCAGCTTACCTACACTGCCGCTACTGATACTTGGGCTCCTGGAGCTTCAGGCGTATAATCAGAACTACTCTCTCATATATAATTATTACTCTAGGGGCATCAGCGATGGTGCTCCTTTTTTTATTTAAGCTATTATTATATCTGCCCTTTGTTAATTGGATTTTATTGCTTACATTTGCGGTGAATAATTATTATTAACTAATATTTAATAGTTTATGGAAGATAACAGGGAGATACAAAGGTTAGTAGATGAATTTCTTAATAGACGATACATGCTTGATATGGGTCGCAATAAGCTAGCTAAGTATCTATCGGCAAGCGCAGATGATGTAGTTTCAGCAAAGAAAATAGCAAAGAAAACAATAGCTTATGGCTATATTAATACAGTTAATAAAGTTAATTTACCAAAAATATTAGTATTTGATATTGAGACATCTCCAATGGTTAGTTATCATTTTGGAATGTGGAATGTAAACGTTTCTTTAGATCAAGTTATTGAGTATCCAATCATGCTCACGTGGAGCGCTAAATGGTTGTTTTCTCCAGATGTAATGTCAGATAGACTTACTGTTGATGAGGTTATGGATAGAGATGATTCCAGAATATCGAAGAGTATTTGGACACTTATGAATGAAGCTGATATCGTTGTGAGCCACTATGGTGATCATTTTGATATTCCAATGTTAAATGCTAGATTTATAATCAATGGATTAGCTCCTGCTAGCAATGTTCAATCAATTGATACAAAGGCTATTGCTTCTAGAAACTTTAAGTTTCCTTCAAATAAATTAGATGCATTGGCTATCATGTTTGGTTTCGCTAAGAAATTACACACAGACTTCATGTTATGGAGGCGCTGTATGGAAGGTAGCGAGGAGGCTTTGGAAGAGATGTTGACTTATAATAAAAGAGACGTAACTTTACTTGAAGAAGTTTATTTAAAATTAAGGCCATTCGCTAAAGGACATCCAAATGTAGCGTTATACTTAGAAGCAGAAGAACCTGTTTGTTCACATTGCGGATCAAGTCATCTGCATTATGAATCAAAATATTATACTCAGGTTAACAAATACGATGTGTACAGATGTGATTGCGGAGCTCTAAGTAGGGTGCGATCATCTAATGTACCAAAAGAAGTTAAGAAAAATTTACTTATTAGTGTAGGAAAATAATGGCAACAACACTTAGAGAGATAGCTTACTCTATCAAAGAAAATCTTAAACTGTATTCTGACGATGCTGACGTGTCGTTAGAGTACATTAAATTTTTGTGCAAAAATGGAAGGGCTATGTTATTGGCTCAAAAGTTCTCAAACAGATCATATATAATTCCACAGAAACTTAGGCAACACTTCTACAAAGTCTTGGAATTATCAGAAGAGAATGAGTTTGTCGATGGCGTAGGCACAATTCTACGAACTGAAGATCCAATAGTTAACCCGCTAGAGCCATTCAATTTTAAATCCAACCTAAGGATTAATAGCGGCTCATATACAGACATTAAC